ATATTGTGGCTACACCAATTAATTTAAACAGTGGTGCAGCAGAAGCAGTAGAAGCCCCTGAGCCAATACCTATTACGTCAGCAGGAGATTCAGAAAGCATTGTATCACGTGGGCCAACACATATGCCGTTTGCAGACCTTGGCAAGGGAACAGTTGGGTCTGACGGAACAACACCCGAAGAGCCAGCAGGACCTGGTGGTAATGGAGGAGTGTAATGGCAACAACAATAACAAAGTTTCAACGCTTGCTAGCTGGAACAGTAGTTGTTGATGGGATAACTGCAAGTGACTTTGCTGTTCAACCTTTGGTAGCAAGAGTAATTGGCAAACTTACAAAAAATGATTTAAGAGCAATGTCAGCTCAAGCAGTTAAAACAGCAGGACAGCCTAACGTTACTAAAAGCAATACAACAGGATTTGGAAGATATGGATTTTCGTCAGCGCAACTTGAACAAGTAGGATATCTTAAAAAAGGAACTACTGCGAGATACGTTCAGCCAAGTGGTAACGCAGTTAGTGCTTTAGGAAGTCCTCTTGTTTGGACAGGAAAAAATGGAATTAAAAATCTTAACGATTTATTAGTTCTAATACCTTCCAAACAAGACTTTGTTCAATTTGAATTATATTTAGATGCGTATGAATATTTAAAATTACGCAAATTAAAACTTGATAATATCAGCGTTACTGATTTACCTGCTGAAGAACTTGGAGGCCTGTTACAAGGTGCTGCAAAGTTTGGACCAAGTGTAGTACATCAGTGGGCACAAGAACTTCCGCTATTGCCCAATTTCCAAAGTCAAATAACTCAAATTAAAACAAGTATTAGAATGGGCAACTATGCAGTTCACAGTGTAAAAAAATTCAGTAACAATGTTAAAAATATTTCTGATACTACCAATGTATTAGATACAGTGAATACACAAAATGTTGCAAACACAGTTGCAGCAATTGTTGGATCTGCAAAGGTTGATCCTCGAGCCTTTTAAGGAAATAAATATACTATGCCAAAGTTCATCGGATTTAGCACAATTAATCGATATAAAAAGTTCACAGTGACTGACTACGATTTAATCAAACAAGACCTTCTTAATGCGTTAAACATACGCCAGGGAGAATTGCCCGGCAGACCAGGCTTTGGTACAACTATTTGGGAATATGTTTTTGAACCACAAACACAAGATGTGCTTACTGCAATGGAACAAGAAATGCAACGTGTATGTGGAAGTGATCCAAGATTATATATTGAACGTATCAATACCTTTCCTCAAGAAAATGGTGTGTTAATTGAAGTACTGCTCAGTGTAGTACCCAGCACCGACACCGAACGACTAGCAATCTTTTTTGATCAAGAGGTTCGCAATGCAACCTATGTATAATATGCGCGGTTTATATTATACATAAATAGTTTTATTACAAAGAAACAGGCGGCCATGGCAAGAACAACTAGACAAACAGCAATTTTTGGGGTTGAGGATTGGAAGAAAATTTACCAAACCTATCGCGAAGCTGACTTTCAAAGTTATGATTTTGAAACGCTTCGAAAAAGTTTTGTAGATTATATTCGTCTATACTATCCTGAGCAATTCAACGATTATATCGAATCAAGTGAATTCATTGCACTACTTGATGTAATGGCATTCATGGGTCAATCTCTTGCATTTAGATCAGATTTAAACACAAGAGAGAGTTATCTAGATACTGCCGAACGTAGAGACAGTGTGGTTAGATTAAGTAATTTAGTCAGCTATACACCAAAACGTAATACGGCCGCGCAAGGATACCTAAAAGTATTTTCAGTTGTAACAACTGAAAATGTTTTTGACTACAATGGTGTTAATTTAAGTAATGTTACAGTGGATTGGAACGACCCAACAAACACTGACTGGCAAGAGCAATTTACATCAATAATAAATGCTGCGCTGGTTAGTAATCAACGCATCGGAAAACCAGCAAATAGCCAATCTATACTAGGTGTTGACACAAACGAATACACTATTAACTTAGTTCCTGGATACCTGCCAGTTGTTCCATACAACTCAACAGTAAACGGTGTTACTATGCCATTTGAGGCTGTTAGCAGTACCAGTGTTGGTAAAACTTTTGTGTACGAACCCAGCCCAAAGCCTAACGGAAGATTTAACTTTTTATATCGTAACGATCAACTTGGGTTCGGCAGCGGCGACACTGGATACTTCTTTTTGTTTAAACAGGGTGTACTACAGAATCAAGATTTTAATTTAGCTGAGAGAGTTTCAAACCGTACAGTAAACATTAATATCGAAGGCGTCAACAACGAAGATGTTTGGCTATATCAAATTGACAATGTTGGTTCAATTGCAACTGAATGGGAATATGCTGAAAATGTTTATGCTGGTGCTGTTGAGCAGCTTGCTCCAGATTTGCGCAAACTCTTTTCAGTTGCAAGTCGAACCAATGATCAAATTACAATGAATTTTGGCGACGGCGTGTTTAGTGAAATACCAGTTGGACTTTTTAGAGCCTATGTTCGTGCAAGCAACGGATTAGAGTATATTATTAATCCTGAAGAAATGCAAAGTGTAACAATTCCAATCAGCTATGTAAGTCGTGTTGGTAGAGTTGAAACAGTTACTTTTACATGCGGGATTTCATCTCCGGTAACAAATGCAGATGCACGTGAAACAATTGCAGAAATTAAACAACGTGCGCCAGCTCGTTATTATACACAAAATCGCATGGTAAATGGGGAGGACTACAACAACTTCCCATTTACAAGATACAGTAGTATTCTCAAAAGCAAAGCAATAGCACGTAGCAGTGTTGGCACAAGTAGATATTTAGAGTTAGTTGACAACACAGGAAAGTATAGTAGCACAAACAATTTTGGAAGTGACGGAGCACTGTGGGAAAATGACACTGTAACTTCGGTGTTTCAATTTGAATGGTTTAGCCGCAATGATATATCTAGTATGATTACAAATACGCTTCAACCTGTGATTAGTAATCCATACATGTTGCAATTCTATTATTCAAAATTTCCAAGACCACAAGTGTCGACACTGTTTTGGAATCAAAGCACAGTTTCAACTAACGAAACTTCGGGATATTTTACTGATGTTAACGGTACGCCACAACCAGTGGGCGTATTTGTTACAACAAACGCACAGTATATTGCAACTGGAGCATTAATTAAATTTACTGCACCTGCAGGGCAATACTTTGATGCTGACAATCGTTTGCAAACCGGAACCCCAACAAAAAATAATGAAAAAACTTCAGTGTGGGCTAGTCCAACCGCAGTAATCGGGACAGGCGACAACCAAGGTGTTGGGAATTTAGATGATGGCAGTGGACCGGTTATTCTAAACAATAACATTCCAACCGGTGCAGCTGTAACAGAAATTATTCCAGTTTTTGTAACAGACCTTCCAACAACCATTGAAAATCAAATGATTGAACAAGTTGTGTTGTATAGAAACTTTGGCTTAGGATTCAACAACGAAACAGGCGTGTGGTATTTGATTACATCAACTAACCTAGCAGTCGATGCTGAATTTAGTTTAGCAAACGCTAGCAACACCACAGGCACAAACGTTGATGCTAGTTGGCTGGTACAATTTGTAACAGACGGCGAATCTTATACTGTAACTAATAGAAATTTAACATATTCATTTGGTAGTGTGTTGCAAACACGTTTCTTCTTTTACAGCGGAGATCCAATTTACGACAGCAGAACCGGTACAGTGATTAAAGATTTTATCAAAGTGTTGAGAACCAACAGTAAACCTGACTCAAACAATCCTCTTGATACTGATATTGATCTGACTATTGTTGGGCAAGAAGTGCAAAGCGATGGGTATGTTAACGACTATGAAGTTAATGTTAGTTTCAGAGACAGTGATGTTGACGGTGTAGCTGATAATCCAGACTTCTTCACTGACATTGTTGCACCAACAACAGATGCAAATACAAAAAATGTATTTTTTCAAAAGACAGTTGATTTTGATAACTTAGAAAGATTTTTGTTAGTTGCAGCAAACACTATTAATGTTTCACAGCCAACGTATAATGCAATTGAATTAGTTAAAAACGAATTCCCAGTGGGACAAGTATTTTACGCATACAACCAAAACACATTTTGGGAAATTACATTAAATGATATTGATCAAAGAATACTAACTCAGCGTACAGATTATATTGCTAAAGTTGGTAGACAGCAAATTTACTTCCAGTACCGGCACAATGCACCGTTGTCGTCAAGAATTGATCCAGGCACAACCAATATCATTGACACATATGTTGTGACACAAGAGTATTATAATGCTTATCAAAAATACATCACTGACACAACCAATAAAGTACCAATGCCAGAACAGCCAACTATTAACCAATTAAGTATTGCATATGGTGGCTTAGATGATTATAAAATGATTAGCGACAACATGGTGCTGAACAGTGTAACATTTAAACCATTGTTTGGTTTAAAAGCTGATCCTGCACTAAGAGCAACAATAAAAGTTATTAAAGCACAGAATAGCACTGCAAGTACAACAGAAATTAAAAGCTCTGTAATTGCTGCAATCAATCGTTATTTTACAATTGATAAATGGGATTTTGGAGATACGTTTTTCTTCTCAGAGCTATCTGCTTATTTGCACGAAAGACTGGGTACAATAATTAGTTCAGTTGTTGTAGTACCACTCGACACAACAAAAAGTTTTGGCGACTTGTACGAAATTAGATGTAAGCCAAACGAAATATTTGTTAATGCTGCAACTGTCACTAACGTTGAGGTTATTGATGCACTTACAAGCACAAATATTAAAACCGCGCCCGGTAGTGGAGTAATTTAATGGCACGTGTACGCACTGTAGACTTTTTACCTGAAATTTTTAAAACGCAGACAAATAAACAATTTTTGTCTGCTACACTTGATCAGTTAGTACAAGAACCAAAGTTTAAAAAGACACAAGGATTTGTTGGGAGAAGAGTTGGACCGGGTGTAAATCCGTCAGATCAATATGTTACTGAACCTACTGTAGAGCGGTCAAATTATCAACTTGAGCCCGGGGTGGTCATTAACGATCCTAATACAACTACGCCAAACGATGCTATTACTTTCCCAGGAATTGTTGATGCACTAGATATTAGTGGTGCAAATGTTGAACGTCCCGACAGACTGTTTACCAGCGATTATTATGCATTTGATCCTTTTGTTGACTTAGATAAATTTGTCAACTTTAGTCAATACTATTGGTTACCTCTGGGTCCTGATCCAGTTGATGTTGGTAATGCTGCAATTCCTGCTAGAGACAATTTTACTGTAATCCAAGAACCCAATACATACAGCATCAACGGAGTTGGAGAAAACAACCCAACAATTACTTTGCTTAGAGGAGGAAACTATACATTTAGTGTTAGTCAATCTTCACAATTTTGGATACAAAGTTTCCCAGGAGTTGACGGTAAAGTGCCAGCAACCCCAAATATTTCTAGTAGAGATGTTATTGGTGTTACCAACAATGGCACAACAACTGGAACAGTAACGTTTGATGTTCCACAAAAAGTATCACAACAATATTTTTATAATTTAACAGTGTTACCTGGCGTAGATTTAATATCGCCTACATTAACACCTTCGGACTTTTCGGGTGTACTAACAACTGACTTTTTTAACAAGTACCCCGACGGGGTAGACGGAATCACTGACCTAGATGGTCGTACAATTATCTTTACATCTGATGCAACCACTGGCTGGACCACAACAACATTGTTTGACCCTGTTGCTAGTGGAGCCGGCAACGAAGGACAGCCAGGCTCATATGACACACTTGCTTTTGACCAAGACAATGAAATTACTGACCCCAACGTTAGGTACGGATTGTGGAGAATTAACTATGTTCCAACGTCAGACGGTCAAGAAACAATTGAACTTGTAAGTGTACAAACAATTGCCAACGATACTAAATTTCAAATTCTTTACGGCACTGAATATTCAAACACTCAATGGTACAAGAAAGATGAAAAAATACAGGCAGTACCACCGTTAACAGCAATCTATGATGTACTTTATTATCAAGACGGCACAGACCCATTAAAGTATGGCACAATTCGTTTACAAGAACCCACCACAGTTGAAAACAATACTTTGTTTGTTGATGAAGATATTATTGGACAAAAAACATATCTAAGTCCCAATGGTGTTACACTTACAAACGGATTAAAAATTCAATTCCGTGGTAAAACTATTCCTGCAACTTATGAGGATCAAACTTATTATATTGAGGGTGTTGGTTCTTCGATTCAATTGATCCCAACAGAATCATTAATAACTCCGGAAACTTATACCACCGACACAGGTATTCCGTTTGATTCAACAGTGTTTGATTCGGATAACTTTGATTCAAATTTAAATGCACCAACACAGCAAGATTATATTACTATCAACAGAGGTAGCTTGGATAAAAATCCATGGACTCGCAGCAATCGTTGGTTCCACATTGATGTTCTCAGAGATACTGCTGCTTACAACAAACAAACAGTTACTATTGATAATACTGCTCGTGGTAAACGTCCTATTATAGAATTCCGTGCTGGAATTAAATTGCATGATTTTGGTACTTACGGAAAAACACCAGTTAATATTATTGATTTTAATCAGACAGATGCACTAAGCAATGTTAATGGGTTAACTGGTTATAGTATCAATGGATACAATTTGCTTGAAGGATCGCGTGTTATTTTTGCAGCAGACGTTGATGCTGAAGTTAGAAATAAAATATACGAAGTACAGTTTATCAAGCCAGATACAGTTGAACCAATTATTGCACAACCGGTTATTAACCTAGTAGAAACTTCTGATACAACACCGTTGCTCAATGAAACTGTGGTTTGTTTAAACGGACTAACATTACAAGGAAAATGTTTTTACTACGATGGTACAACGTGGGCATCGGCGCAAAACAAAGTGTCAACAAATATCCCACCGCTATTTGACATTTTTGATACTAAAGGTTACAGTTTGAGCAACAAAACGGTTTATCCAAGCTCATCATTTGTTGGGACAAAACTATTCAGTTATGCTGTGGGCACAGGCACTAAAGATAATGTATTGGGCTTTCCTCTCAAGTACTTGTCATTGAACAATGTTGGAGACATTGTTTTCGACAATAATTTATATATTGATAGTTTTATCTATGTAAACGACAATGTAAGTACACAAAGCCTTGTAAGTATTGGGTATGCTCGTGAGTACGACAGTCGAACCACTTATCAGTCACAATTGGGGTGGCAGACAGCTGCTGCCAAATCACAAGAATATCAACAATTTCAGTTTACGTACAATGCTACTGTATTAAAATTAGATATTCAAGTAAAGTCTAACACCGAGTATCCAAACATAAAAATTTATGCTGAAAGTAAATTTATCGATCCTTTTAACTATTCAGTAACAGTTACCACCGAAGGCACTGAAATTTTAATACTTAACGATAGCGATTTGCCTGTTGGAACACTGCTAGAAGTGCTAGCATTAAGCGATCAAACAAGCCGTGCTGGTTTCTATCAAGTGCCAATTAATCTTGAGTGTAATCCTTTAAATGACAATTCAGAGAATTTTACTCTTGGCACTATTAGAAAACATTATCAAAGTATTGCCGAAAACTTAAAAACCATCACAGGCCAAATCAACGGTGCTAATAACATTCGTGATCTAGGCAATGTAATACCATATGGCTTAACACTATTACAGCAAAGTAGTCCATTAACATTATCAGGGTTCTTTTTACGTAAACCAGAGTTTCAAATTTTTGATGCAATTGATTTTAACAGAATTGAGTATGTTAAGTTTAAAAGCAGAATGCT